TGTAGTCTTACCGTTTGGATGGGATTTGAAGCTGTTAAGTACCCAATCTAGACGTCAATTTGACACTAACGCTATCATAAACCGGTACGATCAGCGCATTGCAATCACAGTTCTGGCCGATTTGGTCATGTTAGGAGCGGATAAAGTCGGTAGTTTCGCTCTTGCAAACGTAAAGAAAAGTATATTTGCAGCTGGTTTAGAGGCATTCTTAGACGCAATTGCCGACGTGTTCAACAGATATGCAGTGCCTAGACTATTCGAGTTGAATAGCTTCGTCGGCATGACAGACTTCCCAAAACTCATTCATGGTGAGGTAGAGACGCCAGATTTGGAGTCTCTCGCCAAATACATCTCAGCGTTATCTGGTGCGAGAATCTTAATACCTGACAAGGCTTTGCATAATTACCTCAGAGAAATCGCCAGCATGCCAAGAGCTCCGGAAGATACTGAGTATAATCCTAAGGAGTTCTACTCCTTCAACTCACCAACGTTAGGAGGTGATAAGAATGCCTTACCAGAATACCAGTCAACTACCGGGTCCAGTGAAGAATAACCTTCCAGCGGAAGCGCAGAAAGTGTGGATGAACGCGTTTAATATGGCACATAGCCAAGGTAAGTCGGAGAGTGAATGTGCTCAGATCGCCTGGGGAGCGGTCGAAAACGGCTGGAAGAAAGACGATAATGGAAATTGGGTTAAGAAAAGTACTACTCGAAGTACCACTCAGGCTGAACCGATCCAGCATCAGGCCGCGTTCATACAGAAGAGCGATGCTCAGAGGTACACTTTAGGCGTTGTCTACGAGCCAGACACCATCGACGCTCATGGTGAGTTTGCTGATGCGCCTACCATCGAGAAGGCGTGTTGGGATTTCATGAAGCTTCTACAGGGCCAAACGACTATAACGAAAACCGCACTTCAGTTGTTAGATATGGTAGTTAAGGCTGCTCAGAAAGGCGGAAGCTTCACATTAGATGTTACAGAACTGATGGCTACTATCGAAAAGAGCGGTGGGATTGGCTTAGGTTACATGCACAGCCTCTGGAGCGATGGTATAGGCGATATCGTCGAGAACTACATTGCTCCAGTTGATATGGTAATTAACGGTGAGCCGATAAAGAAGGGTACTTGGCTAATGGGAGTTGTGTGGTCACCTGAGTATTACGAAAAAATACAAAAAGGTGAAATCACAGGTTATAGTTTAGGAGGCGTCGCGTTCAAGGTACCGGTCCAGGGAGGTGAAGGAAGTGCCAATACAACTGGTCAATCTACAAGTTAAAGAAGTCTCCGGCGTCGATCACGCTGCTAATATGCGCAAGTTTCTGATAGTTAAAAGCGCTACTCAAGGAAACAGTTTAAAGGAGAAACTTGCGAATATCATCAAGCAGTACTTACCGCCAAAGAATGGAACTGCTCTTACCTTCAGTCAAGCTTACGCATACGAGACTGCCGACGACCAGCTCTACGATATGATGTACGACGCTGGATACGCTCTGCGTGAGTCGATCAAATCGATCATGGCAGATACTACTATTACTGACAAGATGGCTTATATTAACGCCAGTTTGGCAGAATTCTCGCAGGTGATTTCCAGTGCGTTTGCTGATGCCCTCGCATTTTTAGCATCTGGAACGCCTGTTGTGAATAAAACTACTAAAAGCAAGGAGGGGAATGGCATGCCGATTTCCGAAGAAGTCATGAAGGGGCTGCCGGAAGAAGTACGTACTGAGATTACGAAGCTGCAGGAAGAAGCTGCTAAAGTTGCTGCTCTACAAAAACAGCTAGAGGATCTTCAGAAGTCTAAAGAGGGGCAGAATACTGCTCCGACCACTCCTACTGAAGATCCTGTGCTGAAAGGGCTTCCGCCTCAAGTTCAAGCTCTTATTGCTGATTTGCAAAAGAGAGCTCAAACTGCTGAGGAAATTGCCAAGGCGGAAAAAGAAGCTCGTATCACTAAGGAATACGTCGCTAAAGCTGCTCAGTTCACTCATCTTGGTATTAACGCTGAGGAGCTTGGTCCAGTCCTGAAGTCTCTAGCTGAGGTAAACCCTGAAGGGTACGCTAAGCTGGAAGCTACTCTCAAAGCTGCTAACACTGCTATCGAGAAGAGTGCTCTCTTCCAAGAGGTTGGTAAAAGCGGCAGCGGCACTACCGGTGGTGCTTGGGAGAAAATCGAGAAAAAGGCTGAAGAAATCCGCAAAAGCGATCCCAGCTTGACTCAAGAACAGGCTGTTGCTAAAGTAATGCGTGAAGAGCCGGCTCTGTATGCTGAGTACATCAAAGAAATGCAGTAAGCACTTCTACGTGCTTGAGTAAATTCTTATGGAGGTGTGACTAATGGGATATGAAATTCCAGGCAAGAATATCACCTTGATCGCGGCTGCTGATTTGACCGCTAAGCAATACCATGGTGTTATGCTCGACGTGAACGGTAAAGTCGCTGCGGTCACGGTTGCTGGTGCAGATGCCATCGGTATCCTGCAGATGCCTGCTATTGCAGGCGAGGCCGCCACTGTTATGGCAAGTGGCATCACCAAAGCGATTTACGGTGCAAATATCACTGCCGGCCAGCGCGTCATGGTAGACGCTACGGGTAAGATTGTTCCGTTTGCTGCTCCTGCTGCTGGTAACACAAACTATGCGATTGGTAAAGCTCTTGAGAGTGGAGTAGCTGGCCAAGAAGGTACCATTTTACTAGGAGCCAATCCGTCTGTAAGTGCCTAATTAGCTAGTTAATTAACTAGCTAATTAGGTAGTTTGAAAATTTAGTAAAGGAGCGTGACTTAAATGCCTACCAACCCGAATCGCATTCAAGTTCACATCGACCGGGCGCTGACCAACATCAGTGTAGCGTACATTCAATCGGCTTCTGCCTTTATCTCTGCTCGAGTATTTCCGGTTGTACCGGTACAGAAGCAGAGCGACCGGTATTTCGTATACAAACGTGAAGATTGGTACCGTGATGAAGCTCAAGAGCGAGCTCCTATGACTGAATCGGCTGGTGGCGGATATGATATCGACAACACCCCGACGTACTTCTGCAAGAAGTACGCTTACCACAAGGATGTTGGCGAAGAGGATCGCACCAATGCCGATGCTCCTCTGAATCCAGATCAAGATGCTGTCGATTTTGTAACTACCAAGCTGTTGCTGAAGAGGGAAGTTCTGTGGGCTGAGAAATTCTTCACTTCTGGCGTCTGGTCGACTGAGTACACTGGCGTCGCTGCAACTCCTGGTGCAAACCAGTTCTTGCAGTGGAATGATGCAACTTCCAATCCGATTGAAGACATCGACAAGGCTCAGACTATGCTGCTTGAGCTTACTGGTTATAAGCCTAACAAGCTCGTACTGGGTGCTTGGACCTACAAGGCTTTGAAGAACCATCCTGATATTCTCGATCGTATCAAGTATACTCAACGTGGTATTGTCACTACCGATATTCTGGCTATGCTGTTCGATGTCGATGAAGTCTTGGTTGCTGAAGCTGTTCAGAACTTATCGCCCAAAGGTGTTGCTGAAAACAACAAGTTTATCCTTGGGAAGCACGCCTTGCTGGTCTATGCAGCTCCACGGCCTGCTCTGAAAACTCCAAGCGCTGGTTACACCTTTGCTTGGACTGGCCTTATGGGAGCCGACGCTTATGGTAACCGCATCTTACGCTTCCCGATGGATATGCTGGGTGTAGGTACCGAGCGGATTGAAGGTGAAATGGCCTTTGACCAGAAAGTTGTTGCGGCTGACATGGGGGCATTCTTTAAGGACGCGGTGGCTTAATGTACGTAGCACGGAGACATATGACTCTGAACGGTAAAAGGTACGTTCCGGGTCAACCCGTGCCAGATGCTGAGAAGTTAACTAAGTTTAGAGCTTTAGTTTCGGCAGGATGGCTTATCAAACAGGAGGCGGCGCTCTCGCCCCCGGCGTCGCCCTCTCCTGCCGATTCCAGCATCGGAACGGAGAAACTTCAAGTGAAGCCACCTGAACAGCCTCAAGTAAAGGAGGCGAAGCAAGATGGCATGGAGCTACGACCCGAGCCTGTCAACACCAAAGGACCAAGTCCGGTTCCAAATTGGGGACACGATAGAAACGGATCAGCTTCTGCTGGACGAGGAGATAAACTTCGTACTGTCACAAAAAGGTGACGACGTACTACGAGCCGCAGTTGAATGCTGTGAGGTTATCGCTACTAAATTTGCAAGGCAAGCTGACAGCACTATGGGTAAAACCAGCGTGCGAGCAAGCCAGAGAAGTAAGGCGTATACAGACCGGGCTAAGCAGCTTAGAAAGCGAATATCCAGCTTTGCCGCTCCAGTCGCAGGAGGTATTGAGAGTGAC